GCGGCAAAGCCCGACGCCGGCGGCGCGTTGCCGCTGATGGCGAAGGCCGGCGTCGCCAGCGCGACCGACAGAAGAAGTGCAAGGCGCATGCGGACAGGCATGAGCCTTGAGTGCGGACGATTGTCAACTTCCCCGTCGTCCCGGCCAAGCGAAGCGCGAGCCGGGACCCATACGCCGTGTGCTCTCGATAGGGCACGGCTCATGGGTCCTCGCCATAGGCGTTCTGGAAGAACGCCGTTCTTCGCACGGCTATGCGCGGGAACGACGACAAAGCGGAGACAACCCATGCCCTCCATTCTCCTCACCGCGCCGGCGGCCGAGCCTTTGTCGCTGACCGAGGCCAAGGCCTTTCTCCGCGTCGAGCACGGCGACGATGACGACGTGATCGGCGCGCTGGTCGCCTCGGCGCGCATTCACATCGAGGCGCAGACGCGGCGCGCGCTGATCACGCAACACTGGCGGCTGGTGCTGGATGCCTGGCCGGCGGATGGCCGGCTCAAGGTGTGGCCGGCGCCGCTGGCCGCGCTCGACGCCGCGCGCGTTTATGACGACAGCGGCGCCGCAGCGACGCTCGATCTGCAGAGCTTCGTCATCGACAAGGCGGGATCGCAGCTCGTCTTCGCGCCCTGGGCGATGGCGCAGCCGGGCCGGGCGGCGGCGGGCATCGAAGTCGATGTCGCCGCCGGCTATGGCGATGCGCCGGGCGATGTGCCGGAGCCGCTGCGTCATGCGGTGCGGCTGCTGATTGCGCACTGGTACGAGAACCGGGGCATCGCCGGGCCGGGCGGCACGCTGCCGGCAACGGTGGCGGCGCTGATCGCGCCTTACCGGATGCTGTCGCTATGAGCGCGTTTGACATTGGCGCGCTCGACCGCCGGCTCACATTGCAGGCGCCGGGGGAGATCGATGATGGCGCCGGCGGCGTGATCCGCGACTACGCCGCGGTGACCACCTTGTGGGCGAGCGTCACGCCGCTGTCGGCGCGCGGCGATGGCGAGGCCGAGCGGCTGGGCGCTGTCTTGCGTTCGCGCATCGTCATCCGCTTCCGCGGCGATGTAACGACGCGGCATCGCCTCGTCGATGGCGCGCGCATCTATCGCATCGTCGCCGTGCGCGAAGGGGGCCGCCGCCGCTTTCTCGAGATCGACGCCGAAGAGCGGCAGGATTGAAACCAGGAAAACCGAAATGACCACGCCTGCTTCCGTGGCGCTGCGCGCGGCCGTGCGCGAGGCGCTCATCGCCGATGGCGCGCTGCTCGCCGCGCTCGGCGGACCGAAGGTCTATGACGAGCCGCCGCGTGCTGCGGCCTTTCCTTATGTGACGTTGGGTGAGGCGCGCATCGCCGACTTTTCGACCGGTGACGGCAGCGGCGCCGAGCATACGCTGACGCTGCATGCCTGGTCGCGGCAGGGCGGCCACAAGGAGGCGCATGTCATCGCCGGGGCGCTGCTCTCAGCGCTCGACGATGCGCCGCTGTCGCTGAGCGACCATCGCCTCATCAATCTGCGCTTCGCCGTCGCCGATGTGCGGCGCGAGGCCGATGGCCGCACCTATCACGCGCTGGTGCGCTTCCGCGCAGTGACCGAGCCGGCGTGAGCATCACAAAGGAAGAGAGACCATGACCGCCCAGAAAGGCAAGGACCTGCTGATCAAGATCGCCGACGGCGCCGGTTTCGCGACCGTCGCCGGCCTGCGCACGCGCCGGCTCGCCTTCAACGCCGAGACCGTCGACATCACCCATGCCGAGAGCGCCAACCGCTGGCGCGAATTGCTCGACGGCGCCGGCGTCAAGCGCGCCTCGCTGTCGGGGCGCGGCCTGTTCAAAGACGCATCGAGCGACGCGCTGATGCGCCAGACTTTCTTCGATGGTGCGGTGAAGAACTATCAGGTCGTCATTCCCGACTTCGGCACGATCGAGGGACCGTTCCAGATCGTCAGCCTCGAATTCGCCGGCGAGCACAATGGCGAGGTGACCTACGACGTCGCCATGGAGTCGGCCGGCGAAGTGACGTTTGCGGCGGCATGAAGCCTGCCCCGGACGCGACGCAGCACGAGCGAAGCGAAGTGGTTCGCCGCTGATCCGGGGCCTTCACAGATCACGAGTTCGTAATGGTCCCGGTTCTGCATCGCACCGCGAAGGCGCGCCGCGATGCGCCCGGGACAGGAGATGGCGATGCCCAACAAACATCGTGGTGAGATCGAAGCCGAGCTCGGCGGCGTCAGGCGCACCTTGGTGCTGACGCTCGGTGCGCTGGCCGAACTGGAGAGCGCGTTCGGTGCCGACGACCTGGTGGCGCTGACCGAACGCATCGGCAGCGGGCGGCTCAAGGCGCTGGACCTGACGCGCATCATCGGCGCCGGTTTGCGCGGCGCCGGCGAAGCGATCACGGATGACGAGGTGGCGCGCCTCGCGGTCGATGGCGGGGCGCAAGGTTACGTGCGCATCGCCGCGGCGCTGATTGCGGCGACGTTCGGCGACGAGCCATGACTCCGTTTCCCTGGCGCGAGGCCATCGGCTTCGGCCTCGGCGTGCTCAAGCTGCCGCCGGAGCAGTTCTGGCGCATGACGCCGCGCGAACTGGCTTACGCCATCGAGGCCGTGACCGGACGCCGCGCGCCGCTCGACCGCGACGGCTTCGCCGCATTGATGAAGAGATATCCCGATGAGCGATGATGATGGTTTTGACGACCTCGAAGCGGGGCTGATGCCGTTGCCGGAGGACATGGAGAAGACGCGCCGCAAGACGGGCGAACTGGAAGTCATCGTTCAGCGCTTTTCCAGTGCGATGACGCGCGCCTTCGGTCAGGCCGTGACCGGCGGCAAGCAGTTCGACGATGTTCTTAAGAACGTCGCGCTCAGCCTGTCGAAGCTGGCGGTGCAGAGCGCGCTCAAGCCGCTGGGCAAGATATTTTCCGGCGGGTTCAAGGATGACGAGGGCGGCGCGATGACCATCACGCCCTTCGCTTCGGGCGGCGTCATCGGCGCGCCGAGCTATTTCCCGATGGGTGGCGGCCTTGGCCTTGCCGGCGAGGCGGGGCCGGAAGCGATCATGCCACTCTCGCGCGGGCCGGACGGGCGGCTCGGCATATCGGGCGGCGGCGCGCCGTCAACAGCGAGTATTACCGTGCAGATCACGACGCCGGATGCCGACAGCTTCCGCCGTTCGGAGGCTTACGTCACCGGGCAGATCGCGCGCGCGGTGGCGCGCGGGCAGAGAAGCCTGTGACCTCCATTCGAGAGATAGTGCGACCCTAAGCGGGATGGCCGGATCAAGTCCGGCCATGACGAGGAAAAAACATGGCCGCATTTCATGAGGTGTTGTTTCCGCTCGACATCGCGCTCAAGAGCTCGGGCGGGCCGCAGCGCCGCACCGACGTGGTGACGCTCGGCTCGGGGCGCGAGGAGCGCAACGCGCGCTGGGCGCATTCGCGCCGCCGCTACGACGCCGGCTATGGCGTCAAGACGCATCAGGCGCTGTCGCAGGTGATCGAGTTCTTCGAGGAGCGGCGCGGAAGGCTGCACGGCTTTCGCTGGCGCGACCGGCTGGATCATTCCTCGGCCGTCCCCGGCGCGAGCGTGACCGCGCTCGACCAGGTGATCGGCACGGGCGACGGCGTGGCGGCAAGCTTCACGCTGGCCAAGACCTATGGCGGCGCGCACGCGCCGTACCGGCGGCGCATCGAGAAGCCGGTCGCCGGCAGCGTCAGGATCGCGGTGGCCGGCGTCGAGCAGGCGGGCGAGGTTTTCACGGTCGATAGCGCGACCGGCATCGTCACGTTCCTGTCCGGGCATATCCCGTCGACCGGGCAGGGCGTGACGGCGGGCTTCCTGTTCGACGTGCCGGTGCGCTTCGACACCGATTATCTCGAGGTCGATCTGTCGGCCTTCGCCGCCGGCGCCATTCCGAAAATCCCGCTGATCGAAATCAAGCCGTAGGCTCTTGTCCCGGACGCGGCGCAGCGCGTTAGCGGTGCGCCGCAGAGCCGGGACCATTCCCAATTCGAGTTCTTAAACGGTCCCGGTTCAGCAGCGCGTCATTTCATGCCGCGCTGCGCCCGGGACACGAGGCCATCATGCGATCCATACCCTCAGCCTTGCAGGAGAAGCTCGACTCCGACGTCACCACTCTGTGCCGCTGCTGGATCGTGACGCGGCGCGACGGCGTGGTGCAGGGCTTCACCGATCATGACGAGGACGTCGTTATCGACGGCACGAGCTGCCGCGCCGGCACGGGCCTCACCGGCAGCGAGGTGGCGCAGAAGCAGGGCCTCGCGGTCGACTCCTCCGAACTGTCGGGCGCGCTCAACGACGACACGCTCAACGAGGACGATCTTGCCGCTGGCCTCTATGACGCGGCCGAGGTCGAACTGTGGCTGACCGACTGGAGCGAGCCGGCGCTGCGCGTGCTGATCGCCAAGGGCACGCTCGGCGAGGTGCGGCGCGACGGCGCGGCTTTCGTCGCCGAAGTGCGAGGCCTCAGCCAGGCGCTCGGCGAGGAGAGCGGGCGGCTCTATACATCGAACTGTTCCGCCGATCTCGGCGATGCCAAGTGCAAGATCAACCTTGATGCGCCGGCCTATCGAGGCTCGGGGACCGTCGCCGTGGTGACGGCGGCATCGAGCTTCATCGCCGGCGGCCTCGACGATTATCCCGACGGCTGGTTCACCGCTGGCAAACTCACCTTCACCGGCGGCGCCAATGCCGGGCTGTCGATCGAGGTCAAGGCGCACCTCGCCGACGCAAGCGTGCGTCTCGACCTGTGGCAGGCGATGCCGCAGCCGGTCGAGGCGAGCGACACCTTCACGGTGACGGCCGGCTGCGACAAGCGCTTCGCCACCTGTCACGACCGCTTCAACAACATCGTCAACTTCCGTGGCTTCCCGCACATCCCCGGCAACGATTTCGTGCTGCGCTATCCGGTGGCGGGCGAGCCGGGGAACGATGGCAGCAGTTTGCAAACCTAGCCGTCATTCCGGGGCGCGCCGAAGGCGCGAACCCGGAAGCCAGCGCCGCATGAGGTCGCATCTGGATTCCGGGTTCGGCGCTGCGTGCCGCTCCGGAATGACGGGGAAACATGAACATGACACGCGACGATATCATCGCCGAAGCGCGGTCGTGGATCGGCACGCCGTATCGCCATCAGGCCTCGCTCAAGGGCGTCGGCTGCGATTGTCTCGGCCTGGTGCGCGGCGTGTGGCGCAACGTCGTCGGCACCGAGCCCGAGCGCGCGCCACCTTACGCGCCGGACTGGGCCGAAGCGTCGCGCGGCGAGCCGCTCGCCGAAGCGGCGGCGCGGCATCTCGCACCGATCGGATGCGATCAAATCGCGGCCGGCGACGTGCTGCTGTTCCGCTGGCGCGACCATCTCGCCGCCAAGCATATGGCGATCGTCACCGCCGCCGACCTTATGGTTCATGCGCATGACGGTGCCTGCGTCTGCCAGGTCGCGCTGGCGCCGTGGTGGCGCCGCCGCATCGCCTATGCCTTCCGCTTTCCGGGGGTGAAGTAATGGCCGCACTTCTTCTCTCGACCGCCGGCGCGAGCGTCGGCCGCGTGTTCGGCCCGGCCGGCGCCATTGCCGGACGGCTCGTCGGCGCGCTCGCCGGCAACGCCATCGACCAGGCTTTGTTCGGCGGCCGCGAGCGCAACGTCACCGGGCCGCGGCTGTCCGATCTGGAGGTGATGGCCTCGACCGACGGCGCGCCGATCCCGCGCATCTACGGCCGCGCGCGGCTCGCCGGCCAGATGATCTGGGCGACGAAGCTCGAAGAGGTCGTGACGACGACGACGCAGACCACGGGGGGCGGCGGCGGTGGCAAGGGCATGGGCGGCTCGCGCGTCACCACCAGCACCACGACCTATTCCTATTACGCCAACATTGCGCTCGGCCTGTGCGAGGGTGAGATCAGCGCGGTGCGCCGCGTCTGGGCCGACGGCAAGCTCGTCGACCTGTCCGGGCTGACGATGCGCGTCTATCGCGGCGACGAGACGCAGACGCCCGATCCGCTGATCGTCGCCAAGGAAGGGCAGGCGCCGGCCTATCGCGGGCTCGCCTATGTCGTGTTCGAACGACTGCCGCTCGAGGATTTCGGCAACCGCATTCCGCAATTGTCGTTCGAGGTGGTGCGCGCCATCGGTCGGCTCGAAACGATGACGCGCGCGGTGACCTTG